AGTCATACTACTGACTTACCTCCTTTATCTACATCATACGATTTAAACTTTTCTCCTCATTTATTAATAGGTATATCAGGAAATACTTTAAATAGTTTATATCAACAGTATTGGTCTAACTATTTTGATGAGTTATATAACTTTGATACTAAAACAATGACAGTAAAAGTAAATCTTAACGCAGCAGATATTACACAGTTTGATTTTAGAAATAAAGTAATGATACAAAACAGAGCATTTAGAGTAAATAAAATAGATTATAAACCAAACGACTTATCTACAGTTGAATTTATACTTATACCATAATGGACTATAAAAGAGGATTTAATATAAAACCAAAAGAAATAACTGGCATAGGAGAAGTTATATTTACTGATGGAACTAATGATGTAGTACCTAATCAATTATCTTGTGAAGCATACGGATATACTTACAATGCAGATACAGGTACTTGCGTAGCTTTTGAGTATAGCACACAAGTACAAAATTTTTTTAATAACGTAACTAATAATAGGTTAGGTTCAAACAATACAACAGAGAAAGCAACTAACAATACTTTGATAAATGGAACTAACAATCTAACAAAGGGTAATAATAATAACTGCTTAGTAAATGGTAGGCAACACGAATTAACAAACGGACTAAATAATTCTGCAATTTTATCAGGTAGGTATGGACAAGCATTAAATCAAGGAGAGGTAGTAATATCAGGAGGAGGTTTTAATGAGGAATTAGCTATGTCGCAGATGTCCTTTGTTCAACAATCAGGAAACACTACAGATGGTACTGAAACTGCTTTACTTACACAATATCTACCTTTAACATATATACAAAAAGTAAAAAACTCTGTAATTGGTTTTGAAGCACACGTTGTTGGAGTTAATACAGGTATAGGAGATGGTAGTGCAGGAGATTATGGTTATTTTAAATTAACAGGTGGTGTAAAGTTCACAAATGGATTAGCTTCTTATTACCACGTTGATGTTCACGCAGTAGTACCTCACGGACATAGTGGTTTAAACCTTACAGGTACAATGAAAGATGTAACTGCAACATCATTTGGTGTTCACGTTACAGGATTAGCAGAAACATACATACAATGGACTGCAAGTATAAAATTATGGCAAAATAGAATACAACAAACAATATAATTATGGCAGATACAGAAGTAATAAATGCAAAAGTAAATACAAATATAGGAGAAGTATCAAAAGATGCTAAAGGACTAGCAAGTGAATTTAGAGTAATGGGTGTATCTCTTAATGACGTAAAAAGAGGAATACAAACTGTAGGTCTTACTGCTAAAAAATCATTTGCAACTATTAAGGCAGGTATAATGTCAACAGGTATTGGTGCTTTAGTAATAGCAGTAGGTACATTAGTATCATATTTTACAAATACTAAAAGAGGTGCAGACCAATTAAGTCAAGCATTTACTGGACTAGGTGCAGTTATAGATGTATTAACTGATAGAGCATCAAAAGTAGGAGAAACTTTAGTTAATATATTTAACCAACCATTTACTAAAACACTTACAGACATTAAAGGTGCATTTACTGGTATAACTGAAGAGGTTACAAAAGAAGTAAGTGCTATGGTAGAACTTAAAAAGAGAACGCAAGAATTAAGAGATGCCGATAATGAGTTTATGGTACAAAAAGCTAATACTAGACGAGAGATTGAAAAGGCTAGGTTAATAGCAGAGGATGAATCAAAGTCTGCACAAGAAAGATTAGAAAATTTAGAGAAAGCACTAGAGTTAGAAGCTGAAACTACTGAAAAAGAAGTAGAATTAGCAAAAGAGAGAATGAGAATACAAGAGGAGGAGATGAAACTCTCAGAAAACTCTGCTGAAGATGAAAGAGAACTTGCACAACTAAGAGCAAGGGTTATAGAAACAGAAACTGCTTCTGTTAGAATGCGTAGACGAGTTGTTACTGAGGTAAACAGTTTGGAAAGAGAAATCCATACTGAAAGAATGCAAAGATTAAACGATTTAAAGGCAGCAGACCAAGAAAGGACAGGTACACTCACAAAAATGCCAAAACTAGCAGAGAAGTCAGCAAAAGGCATTATACAAGCAGATAATGATGTATTAGATAACTATTTAGCAGGTAATGAAGCTAGAAAGCTGTCTGACGAGGAGGTTGCAAGAGCAAAAATAAGTGGTTATTCGTCTATGTTAAGTGCAATAAGCAACTTTGCAGGAGAAAGTAAAGAATTAGCTGTAGCAAGTGCAGTTATGAGTACATACGAGGGTGCTAATGCTGTATTTACAGATAAAACCTTACCAACAGTAGCTAAATTCCCTATGGCAGCAGCAGTTATTATCAATGGACTAGCAAATGTAAAGAGAATACTATCTACAGACGTTCCTGGAGGTGGAGGGGGTGGTTCAGCACCAGGAGATACTGGCACACCTGCACCTGAGATGCTAAGTGGACGATTTACATTAGGTGGTGGAGAAGAAGCACAACCAGTTCAAGCATACGTTGTTACAGATGATATGACTAACAATCAAAACAAGTTAGCTAATATCCGTAGAAGGGCAACTATTTAAAAATCAAATAAATTAATAAATAATCTATTATATATTATGAAAAGAATACCAACTAAAATTATAGAATTAGTTATATCTGATGAAAGCGAAGAACTAACTATAGATGCTATCAGTCTAGTAACAAGTCCTGCTATTGAGCAAGATTTTGTATTTATGGGTAAAGAAAAGAACAACTTGACACTAGCTAAGGTAGATGAGGAGAAAAGAATTTTAGTTAGTCCTGCATTAATACCAAATAAACAAATATTTAGGTATGATGCTAATACTGATTCTAATTATTATGTATATTTCTCTAAAGATACTGTTAGACAGGCTAGTGAGTTATATTTAAAGCATAATAACCATCATAAAGCTACATATCAACACGAAGATAGGGTGTCAGGTGTTTTAACTGTAGAAAGTTGGATAAAAGAAGGAGATATGGACAAATCTAAGCTATATGGCTTTGATTTACCTGATGGTACTTGGTTTGTAAAGATGAAGATTGAAAATGATGAGATTTGGAATAAAATTAAAGACGGAGAACTTAAAGGTCTTAGTATAGAAGGTTATTTTGTAAATAAATTTGAGAAAATGCAAAAGCAACCAACTGACGAAGAAATACTATCTGCTTTAAATGAAATTATACAAAATCAAACAAACAATAAATAATTCTATTATATAAAAAAAAGACAAATGGATTTAAAACAACAAATATTAGTAGCACTTGGTCTTGACAAACAAGAAGAAAGTGTAAATCTCGAGTTCCAGGCTAAATTAGAAGACGGGACGATTATAGTTTCTACTGCTGAATCTTTAGAAGCAGGAGCAGACATATCAGTTCTTACAGAAGATGGTACAACTATATTACTACCTGTTGGAGAGTATAAGACTGAAGAAGGTCAAGGATTCTCTGTAGAGGTTGAAGGTGTTGTAGCTGAACTTTACGAAGAAGAAGTAGAGGAGGAAGCAGCAGAAGAAGTAGTTGAAGAAGAAGCATCTAAGGAAGATATGGAAGAAGAAACTATTGAAGAAGCTGAAGCAGTAGAATTTGATTCAGTAGCTTTTATGGATGAAGTTAAGTCCGTAGTAGTTGATTTAATGGGTAATGTAAATACTGAGATAGAAACATTAAAATCTGAGTTAGCATCTCTTAAATCAGACAATGAAGAATTATCTTCAGAAAAAGAAAAACTATCTGCACAAGTAGTAGAGTTATCAAACGAACCTGCTGCAAAACCTGTAGATACAAACAAATTTAGTGCTTTAGGTAGAGAAACTACACAAAGAGATTTATCTAAAATGACTAAAAGAGAAAGAATATTATATAACATAACAAATAAATAAAAAATTAAATTATGGCTTTTACAGTAACATCAAATTATTCAGGTAAAGCATTCGGACAATATATTTCGGCTGCTTTAAAAGAAGCTAAATCCTTAGAGGGTTTAACTGTCTTAGAAAATATAAAATATAAAGAAAACATTAGAAAAATGGCAGGTAGCACTTTAGTAAAAGATGCAACTTGTGATTTTACTGATGCAGGTACTCTAGCTTTAACAGAAGCAGTTCTTACCCCTAAGAATTTACAAATTAACGTTGACCTTTGCAAGAAAACGTTGTTGTCAGGATGGGAGGCTGAAGAAATGAAAGCAGGTTCTTTTAACAGAACTGCACCAACTTTTGACCAGTATGTATTATCATACTTTGGAGAAATTATTGCTGATTCAGTAGAAAATTCTATTTGGTCAGGTGCTGATGCAACAGCAGGAGAATTTGAAGGCTTTTTAACAGCTACTACAGGAGCTTTTGCAGTAAATGGTAATGTAGTACAAACTGACAACACAGGAGGTGCAGGAGCGTCTTATACTGCTGCTAACATTATATCTAACCTACAAACTTTAGTTGCAGGAATCCCTGCTAACGTATATGGTAGAGATGATTTAAGAATCTATATGAATATGAAAACTTACAGATTCTATATTTCTGCTATCTCTACATTAGGATATGTTAATGCTTACAATATGAACGGAGATTACGTTCCAGTATTTGAGGGTATCACAATCCAACCTTGTCCAGGTATGCCAGATGATGAATTAGTAGCTGCTGAAACTTCTAATCTTTTCTTCGGAACTGATTTAATTTCAGATATGGGTGCTTCTATGAGAATGCTTGATATGACTGACCTTGATGGTTCAGATAATATGAGAGTTGTTGCTAAGTTCTCAGGAGGTGTTCAAGTAGGAATTGGTGCTGACGCAGTTCAACAAAACTAATAACTGATTTAATGGAGAGAGGGTTTTTCCCTCTTTCCTTAACTTTAAAAAAAATAATATGTCTTGTAATTTAACAAAAGGAAGAAACATAACTTGTAGAGATACAGTTGGTGGAATCAAAGCAATTTACTTTGCACAGTTTGATGAAGTAGCTTCTTATATAAGTGCTTCAGGAGAATTGACTGACTTTGACTTAGGTGCTTCTGATGACATATATAAATACACTTTAAAGAGGGGTACTGCGAGTTGCACAGAGACACTTACTGGTAACAGCGAGGCAGGAACTGTATTTTATACACCATCAGTTAATATCAAACTACACAAATTAACAAAAGAAGACCAAAATCAAGTAAAACTATTAGCTTCTAATAGATTGGTTATCTTCTTAGAATTAAACGAAGTACTAACAGCTAACTCACATAATGTCTTATTAGCTTTAGGATTAGAGAATGGAATGGAACTAAACGCAGGTACAAACGCAACAGGAACTGCATTTGGCGATATGAATGGTTACGACTGGACTTTTGACGGAATGGAAAGAGACCCTATGGTAACAGTAGCTGACTATACTTCAAGTCCACTTGACAATTCTGCATTTACATTTAATAGTATAATAGGTCAATAAACTATTGTTTTCATATTTCTTAAGGGACTACTTCGGTAGTCCTTTTTTTTTATCAAACAAAAAAGACTTTTTTCTATTATATAGTAAGTAAACAATTATGATACACGCAACAACAGGTTCTAATGCAACTTTTATAGTAACGACAGAGGAGAAAAGAATAGATACTGGTGTACCATCTTCACAGATAAGATATTTGTTTAAATTAACAAATGATATGTCTGAGAATGTTGTTTATGCTTATGGACAAGGACAAGGAGTAAATGATAGATATACAAAGGTTGAACTTATATCAGGTG